TCGTTGACAGCCTTTGACTTGATGGACGCCACCCAGCCCCACACAGCGACGAGAGCAACGGCACCAATCGTCACGAATCCCTGCAGGGACCGGAAGAACTCAATCATGCGGTCCTCCGCAGGTAGAAGATCAGCCCGCCGGCGGCGAGCAGGATCAGAGCCGGAACGCCCCAGGTCGTCAGGTCAACGCCTGCCAATAGCTGGCTCGTGTTACCCTTGAGCGCGACGGCAGATGACGTTACCCCGACGGGATCACCCATGAGGTAGTTGGCAATAAGTGTGCCGGTACCGCCCTTCAGTGCAGGCTTGCCCACCGAGACAAGCGTGCTCGCCTCAACGGTCTCATCGAACTTGTCCGGCGTGCCCCGCTCGCCCCAAATGCTCCACGCCCGAGCGAACCATTCTTTCCGATCGTCGAGGTTCACAGGTCTGACGTTGCTCGTGGCCGATCCGGTATTGATGGCCTTCGACACTTTCACGATGTCGTTCTCGTCAGCCCACGTGCAGCACTGCGATTCCTTCCATTCCAGGCACGCGAACTTGAGCAGGATGCCGAGATCATCGAGAATGTGAGGACCGACCTCGATCCCGAGCTTCCGGGCGTAGAGCTCGACCGCAGCCCGCCCGGTCGTCTGCAGGAACCCGGCGCCGCGGAAGTCGTAGCCGTCCGATGTCCCCTTCCGGTTCCCCATGCGGCCGCCGTAGACGGCATCGGCCAGCTTCACGGGATCCGCGCAAAGCGCCTTGAGTTCGGCCGTGGGCTTGTTCCTGAACCGTGACGGCCAGACCTCCCGCAAGCGCTGAGGCTTGTAGGCCATGCTCTCTCTGATGATTGTGAAGCCGCCGGTCTCGTGGCCGACCTGGGCCATGAAATGCGCAATGCGATAGGCGCTGTCGAGGATGCCGGCGTCGCGCAACGTCTCCATGCCCGCCATGAGCGCATCGACGTAGGCAGGCTTTGCCTTTGGCGCGAACCGCTTGATGTCCTCTCGAGTAATCATAGCTCGAGCCCGCGTTGAGAGAGCTTCATAGGTCGCCGTCCCTCATGGAGTTGGACCAATGGGGCTGGGAAACAGGTTGGCCGTAGTAGGGGGATAGGAGATTCAACGCGGGACCGTAGGGGACGCCGTTGGCGTAGAGCTCCTGGCCTGTGATCCTCACGTCAGATGGGTCGAAGATCGTGCCGTATCGTCCATAATCGCTCGATTGATCCTTGACGCCGGAGTAACCGTACCTGCGAAGGACAGGCGCAAGCGCATGGCTCATTTCCGTCGAACCTGCGTCAATGCCAGACCGGCCAGCAATATCCTCAGCCAGTCTGAGGTAGTCGTTGTACGGCATCAACGAGCCTCGATATTGAGCCGACAGCAGGCGTCGAGGCCCTTCGCCGGAGAACTGCTCTGAGTCAGGAATGATGCTCTTCGTGGCCGCTTTCCCTTGCCCGACATAGACGCCGGGACCTAGCGCGCCTTCCGAGCTTGGACGGAGTTGCTCGAATGGCGCTGCGTTGGTCGCGTGGTACCAGGTCTGCCCAAACGGCAATGCATCGACCGGATTTTCTGCAAGACCGCTGTAACGGCCGATCCCAGCCTGATAGGCAAGCGCATTATCCAGGTCTCTCTGGGCTCGCTCTAAGGTCTCTGGGCGATACCAGCGTGCATTTGCTGCCTTGTCTTTCTGGGCAATAGCGAGGTCGCTCTTGGCCTGCCGGATGACGGAATCGATGTTGCCGCCACTTTGAAGCAATGCTTCGTTCAGGTCTGGGTCGTCAGCGTACCGGCCGGACAGTCTAGATGGATTGATCTCTACATCACGGCCGCGAACAGAGACAGTCGGAGGCGGATTGTTGTGCCCGATGCCAGGCCGGTCGAGCGCATTGACTGCAGCACCAGTCGCAGCGCCCTGGTGGCCGCCGTTGGCGTAGAGGCCTTGCGAAAACCGTGTGGGAAGCGTCGCCGACGCACCGCTGTTGTGACCAAATAGAGGGTTGTCGCTGCCCCATTCCGCTTCAGCTTGTTGGATTGCACGCTCGTGGTCGCGGAGTCGCTCCGTGTTGGCATCACGTCGTTTCGTTCCGGCCTGTCGGATCCAATCATTGGACTCCAAGCTCATGCCAAGGTTTGATTCATAGAATGGACGGAGCATTCGGTTGGCGAACCGCTGCCACGGCGTCACGTTGTCGATCTGATCGCCGTACGGTGTGTCTTGGGTCTTCCAGGGCGGCGTCATCCGCCGCTCTTCTGGAGTCATGTTCAGTCGCGCCTCGACGTTCCTGGCTTCGACCTCTCCCATCGTTGGCTTATAGATATCGCTATAGGCGGGATCGTATCCAAGCGCGCGGTCCAACGAATTGGGGGGACTGTAATCCGGGTCGCCCTTGGCCCAGGCCAGATTGGTGCCTGTGGCGAACCCTTCGCGCCGCTGCAGCTCGTGCTGAAGCTCGTGCGCCGCGATCTGTGGGATTTTGTCCGCCGGGCCTTCCGCGACAATTCTTCCGCGAGCCCATCCACCATTCTCTGCAACGTCTTGCCCGGCCTTTATGTCAAGCCGTCGCGTGCCGAGGTCTGGATAGGCCGCAAGCAAGTTCGGGTGCGATAGCGAACCGCTCAGACCCTGCTGGGTCTCTTCGGTGTAGCCCTTGCCAAATCCGAACAGGTTCCTTTTCTCGGCACCGGGCGTATAGGAGAAGTTGGAATCGTCGATCTCGAAGCGAGGCTTTCCATCTGCCCCATAGTGAACGCCAGCATACGGCGTACCCTCAAGCGATGCGCTGGTGCGATCGTAGATCCGAACCGGATCGGCACCTTCCGCCTTCAATTTCGCGGCCATGTCCATAGCGCGAAGGGGTCTGAGTTCTCCGGCCTTGGCGAGATTCTCGGCCGCGAGGCGTCCTCCAAACGTGCCGAGCGTGTTTGTCGGCTTCGGTGCAGCAAACCCGCCAACCATGGCCGCTCCTGCCACGTTGAACGCATCTTCTGCCGACGGCTTTTCTCCCTGTGCAGCGGCCTGATACATCCGGTTCCAAGATTCAACTGGCTCCGTCACGAATCCAGGGAAGGCCAGTCCCGTCTGTCCATTCGGATAGGTTCCAAGCGGGAGCAATCCTGCGCGTTCCACCGGAGCCTGGTCGTAATAGGTCGGGCGGTCGTATTGGGAGGCCATGAGCGCATTGCCGATCCGGCGGCGCTGATCGGGTGCGAGGTAGTTGACGGGCTCGCTCATGCCGCCCCCCTGATGTTGACCGACACGCTGGAAATACGCTCGTCCAAAGCCTTGCAGATGCGGCGGGTTTCGCGGGCGTCCTCGTCGCGCTGGCGTTCGAGCTCGGCCACCTTGAGGCCCAACCGGTTCAAGAGCTCGGCCATCTCACGCAGGTAGGTCTTGACCTCTTCGGGTAGGCTCTCGACATGGGTGATTTCGCGCGTGTGCGTGCCCGCCTTCTTGCGGCGTGCAAGCTCGATTACGGGGTCGTTGGCCATTGAACCGCCTCGTAGGCCGCTTTTGCAGATGCGGCATCCGACGCGGAACTGATTGCAGCCTTGGCCAGAACGCTTGTGGCGTTGATCTGGGCCTCGATCGACTTGAATGCGAGATAGGTGGTGTGAACGAGAGCGGCAGCGGCTTCGAGCGAGATGCCGCGCGCTTCAGCTTCGGCCGCAAGGATCGGAACCAAATCCGGGCTGACGTTCATCGGATCATCGAGGACGAGCCGGGCTTCTGCGAGCTTCTCCTGGTAGCTCATCGCCTTGCCGGAGCCGGACGTGATGTAGCGCAAGCGCTCACGCTCCGCGTCATCGTCTACTTGGGTTAGAAGGGCGGACTTGATCTGATCAAGCGGAACCTCTGAGCGAACCACCAGCACGCGGTTCTCCTCGATCACGATATCGCTGAGGTCACCGCCGCCCTCGTAAACCACAGGCGTCCAAAGGTGCGCCTTGTGGGGCGGTATACTTTCGATCTCACGTCGTTCTACAATGACGCCATTTTCAACACGTGCATATTCAGCCATGTTTTAGCGCTCCAGTTCTTTGAGTGCAGCGGTTGCTTGCGAGATCCCTTGGACGGCCCGCGTCAGCGCTCGCACTTGCTGGACGATGCGCGGCTCCTCTGGTGACCAAGCCGATTTGATCTCAGTGATGCGAGCTTCGATACGCTGAGCAATGGCATCCAGCATCGCGGCTTCCTCGTTCATGCGATGCCCACTCATGTGAGGTAACGCACGATCACGACGCCAGAGCCGCCGTTTCCGCCACTTGAGTTAGCGACGCCTGCCTGACGTCCACCACCACCGCCGCCGCCGCCAGTGTTCGCGGTTCCGGCCACGCCAGCGTTCAAGACGGACCCATTGTAATAGCCGCCAGCGCCGCCGCCGCCGGCACCGCCCGATGCCGAAGAGGTCGATACGGCTGAGTTGACGCCACCGCCGCCGCCACCTGCATAAGTGACAGCGGACCCGGAAATGCTGCTCGATGTGCCGGCGCCGCCCGCGCCCGCGCCGCTGCCTGATCCAGCAGAGCCAACCGCTCCCGCACCACCACCGCCGCCGCCCGCATTGGTTGCACCGTTGCCGCCGTTGCTGCCCTGTCCGCCTGTCCCTGCGCCGCCGTTCGTTGGATTGCCGGAGCCACCGCCACCGGAACCGCCGCTGCGCCCGGTGGCTGCTGCCGCGCCGCCACCGCCGCCACCCGTGGCGGTGATGGTGCTCGACCCGGCAAAAACTGAGCTCCCGCCATCACCGCCGGATGTTCCATCCGATGTTGCTCCGGTCCCACCGTTGCCGACCGTGACAGCATATGAGCCGACACCAAGCGATTGCGAGCCCGTCAGCATGCCGCCGGCACCGCCGCCGCCTCCTGAAACAAGGTCGCGCCCACCACCGCCACCGCCCGCGACCACAAGGTATTCAACCGTCCCCGAGCCGCCCGTAATCTGGAACGTGCCACTCGATGTGAACGTGTGGATCGTATAGCCGCCGGCATTGGTGATGGTTCCGCCCGTCGCGGTCATGGAAATCGCGCCAGCCCGCCGCGCCCCGAACCCGATCAATTGATTGACAGCTAAGCTCATGGATTCACCTCACGCGTCATTGGTGGCGTTGGTGGTGAAGTAGAGCGTGACGCCATGCAGGCGCGCATCGATCGCCATGGTGTCGGAGCCGTCAGCGGGAACCCGCTTGACCTGGAACACCACCCAGTCTTGTGCCGCTGGCGTGCTGCCAATCGTCATCGCCGGCGTGGCGCTCGTTACGTAAAGCATGTTCGTGGTACCGCCCGTATCGGCGATCTGCTGCGCCGTACCAAATGCGGTGTCACCAGCTTCGGCATCCGAAAGCGATACCGCCTCCAATGCCCACACGACGCCGAAGTTGGTGGTCGTCGAGGCGTGGCTCCAAGTGAACACCGCCGTGACCGTGCCGACGTTCCAGCTCTTGGGCATGCGCACAGCGAACTGTGCGAACTCCTGCGTGGTGGTGTCGAAATCCAAGGTCGAGAACATCACCTTGTTGGTCGTGGTCTCGACGGTTCCAACAGCCGCCCCGTTGGTGGTGCGGGCGGTCATCGCGGCAGCTGGAACGTAGATCGTCTCTACGCCTGCACTCTTGAGTGTTCCTCCAGCTGAGGGGAATGCAATGATACCGCCCGATGTCAGTTTTACCGACGTGTACAGGATAGGCTGCATAGAGCAGTACCACTGCGTGGTGGAACCAGCCCAGAACTCCATCCAGCAGCCGCCACTAGCGGCCTGAATAGGGTTATTTGCTCCACCACCGTCGATCTGAGCTCCAGTGGCAGGGTAGATATTGACTGCGTTGGCTCCCCAGTTGATGACGACAACGCGGCGCCCAGCAGTTGCGGTCGGAAGCGTTACGCCACTAGGGGCGCTGGCAGCTGTCGCAACCACGTTGATATCGGCAGTAAGTGCGCCCTGCCCTTGGGCGTTCGTTCCAGCTGTTACGCTTGCAAAGGAGTAAGTCTCGCCGGCGAGTGCCGGTGTCGTGAGACTCGGCGAATTAGCGAACACAAGTGCGCCTGTCCCGGTCTCGTCGGTCAATGCGGCCGCTAAATTCGCAGAAGATGGAGTGGTGAGGAAAGTTTCTACGCCTGTGCCAGGTGCGACCACCGAGGCTACACCAGACGTCGCCTTGACGAGTCCCGAGCCGGTCATCCGCTTTATCGTCTTGCCGCCGGTTCCGCTGAACAGCGCGATTTCACTATCGACAGATGAAGATTGGCCCGTGACATCACCACTGCCGGCCCCATCCGCCCCCTTGTTCCCCGTGCGGACAAACACCACGGAAACGATGGCATCGTTCGCAATCGTGCCTGCGCCGCCGATATACGTGACCGGGAAGGTGTCATAGGCGCCCTGGTCCGTGAGGCTGCCGGTGATCTCATACTCGAGAAAATTCGTCCCCGGTGCCGCCACATCGAGAATGCGGATAACCCCCTTGGAGGTGTTGGTCGAGTCGTCCCATGTGGCGATATAGGCGGACTGGGACGCGCTCTGGCGATTGCTCTCCGAGATGTTGAGCTGCGTGGCGCTGGCCGGCGTGGCGTGATTGACCAGGACCTTGCCGGTGCCAGGGTCGCCGGATGTGCTGGTGCTCCAGGCGTAATCGAGGCCGACGTTGGGGCCGGTCGCTCCGGTGGCACCCGCTGAACCTGTTGCACCGGGCGCTCCCGTCGCTCCGGTGGCGCCCGTGGAACCAGTTGCACCGGTGACACCCTGCAGCCCCTGAATGCCGCGCGGTCCCTGCATGCTCCCAAGGTCAAGGATTTCTACTTGGCAATAGGTCTCCGCCACGCCATGGCTTTTAGGATTACCCAGCGTGCCGGCGCCATTGGTATAGTATTGGAGCTCGAAGACTTTGGTGGCGCTGATGTCGATGTCCGCCAGAAGAACAGCGGTGTCGGTGTGCTGTATCGACCCGGTTGTCACGACGGTGCGATACCAATCGCTGTACGCCACCCCAACGCTGTCCGTGGCGTTCCAAAGACGCAGCCCAAAAATGTAGTCGGTGCTCGCGCCGCCGAAAAAGAACGCCTGCGACGCCGTGAGCTTGTACTTTCCAGCCGGCAGCGTGATCTGGCTCGAGGCAAGCGAGGCATCGGCCGGCGCGCCATTTGCGGCCAGGATCGTGTTTCTGGTGACAGTGTTGAGCGTTCGCTTCGTGTAGGCCGACGTCGTTGCAGTCGTGGCGGCTGTGCCCGACGGTTGCTGGTTCTCGATCAGCATCCGCCGCAGCGTCGATGTTGTCGGCGCAGTCACGTTGGTGAGATCGACCCACGCCGATCCGCGATACTGGATCAGAAGATCGTCGCTCTGGACATAGGCCATCCAACCGCAATCGGCGGAGGGCTGATACCTGATCCAGCCGCCCTGGCCATCAGCCCGCACGAGATCATGCTCAGCGTAGGAGGACCATGCGCCGGTGGGCGAACCCGTGATGACGTAGAAGGCGCCAGCGGCAGGAGAGGTTGGCGGCGCCGTCAGGCGCGAGACCACCGGGAGCGGCATAGGATGGGTCAGACGCGGGTCGGTGTGCTCGACCACGAGCCAGTTGGCGCCGTTGGAAACAAGACGCACGGATTCCCCACCGCCCACGAGCGCGATCGCATTGGACAGCGCCATGCCGTCCGCAATCGTCTGGCTCGAGACGGTCGCGATCTTGATCGCATTGGTGGTCGTGGTGCCGGCATGACGAACGATGACGGAGAAGGCATCGCCAACGGCTGTTGCATCCGGCAGCGTCATGGCGAACGCTGAGCCGGTCGGATCGCAATTGAACAGCTTCGAAGCGTCGGCCTCGAGGATGGTGTAGTCGGAAGTCTTCGAGACGACCGATGAAATCGCGCTGCCGCCGCCACCGCCTGGCGTCAGGGCCGAGGTATCCTGCGCCATCTGCACGTTGTCATAGGTCGCGATCGTGGCGCCATCGGCATCCTTGACCACCAGCTTGACGAGCGCGGCCCCGGTATAGATCAGGACTTTTGTGGATGAGCCCTGCGAGGCCACGGGATGGCCGCCGGAATCGAGGTACACCGTCGATCCCAGCGCAACCGACAGCGCCGCATCCGAATAGACGATCTTCGGCGTGCTGGTTCCAGCAGCATAAACGTCAATCGTTCCACCGGGGACAGTGCGCCCATCGACATCGACGACACGGCCTGAAGGTGGGATGATAAAGCCTGAGTCCGGCATGAGTCATCGTCCCGTGAAAGGGAGGGGAGAGGACGCGGAACGGGGGATGGATGCAGAAGATTCAACGCGGACTGATCATCGCGGCGGGCGTGGCCCTGCTGATCGCGATGAAGATCGTCTTCATCTGGGTAAAGATGGACGTGATGCGGTCACTGCTGTGATTGCGAGCCGATGGCGCCGCCGTAGCCGCCCCAGGACGGACCGGGAAGGGCCGGCAGCGTTGCGCCTTGCAGACCGCCAGTGGCTCGTGTCGCCTGCGTCGAGCCGTAGGCACCCATGACAGGCCGTGCCAACGTGCCGGCGACGGTGCGCCCAGCCACGCTATTCCAGCCGATCATGTTCAGCACGCCGTTGAAGGCATCCTTCGCGAGCGCACCAACGCCAACCGCGGACCATGACGTGTTCGGGTTCTTCTTGGCGACATCCTGCGTGGCGAGCGCCAAGCGTTTCATGGCTGCGACCTCCCGCGGCGAATAGAGCTCCCGCGTCAGGCTCGCATGATCGCCCAGCATGGTCTTGATGGCGGACGATAGCGCCCCCGGCGTCTTCACTTCCGCGCCACGATCGGTGGTCATCTTGATCCAGTAGGCCAACCGCACGTCATCCCAGGCGCTCTTGGCGGCCTCCTTCTCGAAATACGTGTCGTAGGCCTGCTTGAGATTGCGCAGGGCGGAGGGCGTGCCGTTTTTCACCTGGGATGTTGGGCCGGTGAACAGCGCGTTGACCACGGCTTCCGGGCTGTCAGCATTCTTCATGATGCCGCGCAATATGCCGGCGCCGGACGATCCTTTCTCGCCGTCGAAGATCTCGTGAAGCTGCCGCGTCGTCTCCCGCGCGACGCGGGCCTTAGCTGCCGCCATGATATCGCCGGCCTGCTCGGCCGCCGTGACCTCCCAGGACAGAAAGCCGTCATAGACCGCGCCTGCTGCTCGCTTGTCCTCCGGCGTCTGTGCCGACTGCCGCATCGCAAGCAGGCGCTTGCGCATGGTGGTGATGTCATTGGCCGGGCTGTCGGGCAGGATCTTAGCGGCCTTGGCCGGTGCCTCGCCAGCCTTGAAACTGTCCAGCGCCTTGGCCATGTTCGCGGCCATCGGCGTGACCTGCTCGTCAACCATGACGCCACCCTTCGATGCGAAGGCATTGGCGATTGCGCTGTCCATCTGCGCGAGCGTTTCCGGTGTCGCCGTTCTTTTGGGGACACTCTCCCAGGCCGCGCGCTCCTGGGATTTGGCCGTCGCGTAGGCGCGGCTATTGTTCCCCGCGATGTTCTCGCCCATGTCGGCCTTGGTGGCGCCACGAGAGAGCATGAGGGCCCGATCGGGGGCGATCTGTTGCGGAATGGTTGGCTGGGCCCGGTTGCTCGTCGATCCTGCTACAGCGCGCTCGATATCGGCACGCTGGAGCTTGTCGAAGTTCTCGACCGCCTCCCGGGCCGGGGTGCCGTAGACGCCGCCGCGCATCTGTTGCTCGCGCAACAGCTGTTCCCGGTTCTGGGTCAGCTCACCCATCGACCTGCGAATCCCAGCCTCGCTCGAAGCCGCCTGCTTGAATGCAGCCTCTGCATTGCCGGTCTTGGCGAACGCCTTCGCGAAGTCCTGTGCGACCTGCTGCGGAAGCGTAGCCGGATCAACGCCGGTGGCGCGAAGCGCGGCCTCGCCTTCCGGCGTCAGCGTTCCAGTTGCGGAATTGTACAGGGCGCGCTCGCCGGACTTGCGCATGAGGGCGTTGACGCCGGCACCGAGTAGCTCAGCTCCGGCACCACCAGCAGCAGCCACGCCGGCCTTCACCGTGGAATGCATTGGGTCGAAATCGGACACTCCTGTGCCGACGGCTGCCGCGTCCTGCACCACGGAAGCGCCAGCCTGTGCGACAGCCTGCCCGCCGACACGGCCCAACAAGGGAGCGCCTTTCAGCGCCGCGCCAGCCACGCCGCCGGCCGCCATGAAGGGGAGACCGCCAACCGCACCGCGCACAACGTCTTCCGTGTCCAGTCCCGGCCGGTTGACATAGGCCTTCTTCTCCTGGCCGGCGTTGTCACGGAAAACGATGACGGGATAGCCGTTCGCATCGGTTTCGTGGCGCACGAAGTTCCGGCCGAGCTGTTCCTGGTACATCTTCGACAGGTCTTTGTCGGAGGCTCCGAGCGCGTAGCGCGAAAGGTTGTCGGCCTCGTTCGTCCCGCGGATGCCTTGCAGCTTGTCGATCTCCCGCAGCATGGGCGGCAGGCCGTCATAGCGAGGATCGCGCTTGCCGCGGATGTCCTGCCAGCGCCGGCCGAGCCATGATGGTGCGTCCGGCTCGGCGTAGTTCTGAGGCTGCGGCGCTGCAGAAGTTTGTGCGGGTGATTGAGGCGCTGCTGGACGTGCGGGCCCCCGCATGATGTCCAGGGCGTCCGGTAATTCATCTGTTGTTTGTGGCGGTAGCGCTGGCGCAACTTGCGGAGCAGTCTGCGACGGCTCCGCTTGGGGTGAAGCAGGGCGTTGTGGACGCGGTGATGTCCGTCCGCTTCCATACCGCAATGGATCCTGATTGATCGGTGGCGGCTGGCGCTGCTGAACCTGGATCAGATCAAGCGCATCAGGCAGGTCATCGAGTTCGCCCATTAGATGCCGAACTCCTGCTTGAGTTGCTGTCCGACGAACGGCAGCAACTGATCGCGGCTTGCGTTTGGTGAGCGCTGCTTGAGGTCCTGATAGATCTGGTTGCGTCGCTCGTTCATCATGTCGTTCATCTTGTTGAGCGGCATGATGTTCTCGACTCCAGCCATCTTATTCCTGGCAAGCTGGTCAAGCAGTTGCGGATTGTTCTTTTTCAGCCAGGCCTGTCGAGCAACCACAAGCCGCGACTGCTTGACGACGTCGTCCATTTTGGCCTTGAACGTGATGGGGTCGTCACCATCAAAGATCCCAGTACCTGCGTTCGGAACCTGGGAGAGGATGCGCGATGCCTCTGGGATGCTCATCGCAGCGCCAGTGATTTCCTTGATGGTCGTATTCACGTTCTCAGATGCGCGGCGGCGGTATGTCGAGAATTCGGCGAGCTGCGCCGCGGTCTTCGGGTCAATCCGGCTGGGATCAATCTTTGCCATCCACCCGGCACCAGCCATTCCCATCCGTGTGCCGATCGTCTGAAATTCTGGTTTGAATGAATCGGCGATGCCTTCCATCCGAGTAAGAACGTTGAGCCCATTGACGATCTTTTCGTCAATGTCGTTGGTCGCCGTCTTGCCCAGCTCGGAGCGTTCCCGGTCCGTGTCCTTCATCAACTGCTCGCCAAGCGCCTTCGTGCGCGGGTCAAGCATCAGTGCTTCGCCAATCCGACGCTTCTGTTCCGGAGTCTTTCCATCGAACATGCTACCGACCGGCGGCGGTAGCGATGCTGGCGGCTGAGCGTTGGGGGCTTGCACGCGGATCAGGTTCGGATCGCTTTGTGGCCCATCAGCAAATGACTGCGGTTGCAACAAGGGTGCGCTAGACTGTTGCTGCGGCGCTGTTGGTTTCAACGCATCCCGAACCACTCCACCGATGATGCCGGTCAGCTCGTCCTTCGGCGCGTACTGTCCCGAGATGACAAACGCTTTCCCTTCCGGCGTGTTCACGTCGATGCCGAAGCGCCCAGCGTTCTGCATGCGCCATTCGGGCGTCTGGCGGCTGATCTGTTGTAGTTGCGCGTTCGAAGCGGCCGTACTGGCCTGGCTCGACGCGATCTGCGCATCGATCTGGCGTTTCTTGTCCGCGTCGTAGACGCCTGCCTCCGTGGCGATGAACTGAGGCCCGCTGTTGAAGTCGTTCAGATCGACGCCGCGGGCTTTCGCATGCGAGGCGAGATCCGGGTTTGACTGAATCCATTGCGTCCATGCGGCCTGCCGCTGTGGGCCTTGCAGGCCATGGATGGCGTTGGCTTCACGGCCCCAGCGGGTGATCTTGGCGTCGTCGTCCTCGCGCGCGGCCTTTGTGCGCGCCATCCCCAGCCGTTCCCGCTGCATGCCGAGCTGCTCGTCGGCGCGACGGTTCTCTTCATAGACCTGCGTTTGCTTGTTGTAGCGGTCGATACCCTGCTGCACAGGCTGGAAGAACGCGTTGATGTTCGGCGTCTCGAAGTCCCAGGGCTTGGCCAGATAGTTCGTCGCCATGGTCAGGCCCACGCTTTGCCGGAGAGGTAGTTATTGACGTTGCCCCACGTCGACGTTCCGCCCTTTCCAGGTGCAAAGCCCTGGAACGCCATGCCTGCAATGTTGCCAATTCCGCTCAGCAGGTTGGTGATGCCGGACATCTTGGCGTTGCTCGCCGCCATCGTCGCATTCGCATCGGTTTGATTGAGCGCACCGGCGCGACCGACCTCACGATCCGCCATGCCGCCGTAATAGTTCTGATCGAGCCCGGCCATGTTGCCGGCTATCCCGACCGCCTGATTGCCGAAGCCGGTCAGACCCGATCGCCAATCCGCAACCCTGCGGTCCTGCGCTTCCAGTCCCGCCCGGCTCATCGCCAGTTGCGTCGCCCCACTGTTGCCCATCCCGCGCGAAGCGGCGGTGTTCATGATGTTGCCAAGCAGGTTCTGCGTGATCTGCCCGGACTGCGCATTGAACGGATCGGACGAATACGACGCATAGGCCTTGTCCCGCGCTGCGTCGCCATTCAGGCCATAGCTGTCGGCGAGCAGATTGTAGCCCGACTGTGCCTGGCCATAGAGCGGCTGATACCGCCCCATCGACGTGTCATAACCAGTTTTCGCGTACTGGTTGGCGGTGTCGTAGCCCTGGTTGGTGCGCTGCATCGAGCGCTGGCCCAACTGCTCTGCCGCTTTCGCGCTGTCCTTGCCCAGCAGACTCGAGAAGAAGCCCATCGCTATAGCCCTCTGATGACGCGGACGAGCTCGGTGATCCACCGAACCCATTCCGGCGTCAGCTTGCCGTCAGAACCCAGAACAGGATGATTGATCGGTGGCGGCGTGAGATCCGCCATCAGGTTCCGCCCATATGCGAGACGTTGAGCTTGCCGCCATAGACTGCACGCCGGCCGCCGGCGCTCATCCGCAGCCGATAGGACCGGTTGAACGACGATCCGAGCCGGTCGAAGCGGATCTGTGTATGGGTCTGCGCGTAGTTGCCCAGCGAGCGCAGCATCTCATGGCCGAAAGGCTCGCCGTTGTCCGACCATGCCAATTCGACATGGCGGTCAACCTGATCAATCGGAATCGTGCCAGGCACGATGTCGAGCCGGATGCCGTAATGCGCGATCCTGTTTGCAACATCACCGATCGAGACCGAGTACACGTCCATGACGTGAGGGTCGCCATCCTCGGTGTGCACGTCATGATCGAGGCGAAACAGCTTGCCCTCGGCATAGTGTCCCGCGATCAGGGTGCCGCCGAGGTCCATCACCTTGGAACAGCGCCAGCGGGTCAAGCCGTAGCTGGCGAGTTCGTGCCACTGCTTCGTTGTGGCATTGTAGACCCAGGTCCAGGCGGTCCCCGAGAAGGCATAGAAGGTGTAGCCCCGGGACGACCAGCGCGTGACCGAGATCCCGAACGGATTTGGATCGGTCGCAATCAGGCGGTTGAGCGCCGGAGGGCTGATGGTGACGGCGGAGTATCCATCAAGGGCTTTGATCGTCTTGTCGGAGGCGCAGAACACGCCATCGATCGCGCTGCCGGGGGCCAGAACTCCGATCGTCTGCTGCGTTGCTGGCTCGATCACCATTGTGGTCGGTGCGAACGGAAACGTGCCGCCCTCGGCGGAAGGATTGATCTGCCACACCTGAATGGAGCGAAAACCGCCGGCAATCAGGTCGTTTCCCCTGCTCCAGACACACACGCCACCATCCGGCAGCGTCTCGTTCTCGGCATAGGAGAGACCGCCGACCTGGAAATCGTTCAGATCGGAAGCGAACATGCGCCCGTCGGCGATCATGAAAACGAAATAGCCGCCGAGACTGCACACATCGACGGGCGGCGCGAGATCCGGATCGGACAATTGCGAAAATGACCCACCCGTATAGGCGAAATAAAGCCCGTCGCAGACCACCGCGACTTCGCCGTCCGAGTTCTGCGCGACACCGACATGACCATCCGACGGCACACCGCCAAGGATCGTGCTCGTCCCCGTGGTATCGACACGCGCCGCGATACGCCCAGCCACGACAAACCCTGACGCCTCGGTGACAGGTGTCATCGCCCGAATGCCATCACCTCCCGCAATGGTCGATAATGACGCTAGCCCGTCCGCCGCCTGAATGATGTACTCCGATCGTCCACGCTCAATCGGCGCCGCGAATCCGTTCACGAGCCGTGCATTGCCGGCCCATGTATCCTCAGCAGGAGATGATCCGAGCGGCAGCGTCAGATCGACGGTTACCCCCATCGGCCGCGCTCCGGCTCGAAGCGCACGAACTCCTCACGATCCGTATCCTTCGCCAGCGCCATCAGTTCACCGGCACGCCGCAGTACAAGTGCCGACGTTCTTTCATCGGCTGGAAATCGCTCGAGCAAGCGCTCGGCAAGATTGTAGCCGACGGTCTCGAACCACTCCTGCGGGATGTCGATGTCGTTCGACTGTGCGTCAATGTCCTCGATCGCGCGCTGGAACGTCGTCTGCACCGTCTCTGTCGTCACCGCCGCAGGCACCGGCCACACATAGAGCGTAGCCGCGGTGCGCTGATAATCGACGTAGTATTGCGTCGGTGTGCCGAGTGCCGACTTCTGCGGCATATCGACGTATTCCTGTCGGGTCAGCGGAAGCATGGGAATGTCACGTCCGTTGGCATCGCGATAGCGCGCCTCGATCACCCGGAACGGCTTCGGAGACAGGACATAGAATGCGGTATTGGCGACGAGCGTGACTGATCCGAAGGTCTGGCGGAACAGGTTCGGGCCCGTCATCTGCCATGTCTTCAGCATCAGATTGAGATCGGTGATGGCATCGCGCATGTCCTCCGCCGACGGCGTATCCACCGCGGCGACGACGTTGATCTTGCGCAGGGCCCACGTCGAAAGCGCCTGGGCCGTCATGCTGAAATCGATGCTGCCGGACGTGCTCATAGGTCGTCAGCCGTCACTTCGCCCGTGATGAACTGATCAGGCGGTTCAGGACGCGGGTTCGGAACGGCCTGCCGATCGCGCATTCCCTTCACGAAATCCTGCGGGTGGCGCGGCTCCCAATCCTTCCGGCACACCCGCAGATTGTCCCAGCGCATGCGGGTTTCTGACGCATACATGCGAAATCCGCATACGTCACAAATGACGAGGAAATCTCCATGACGATACTTGTCGTTGCTTGAAGTCGAGTCCGTCACTGGTAGACTCCTCGAATGAAACAAGATCTCACTGGACTTCGCTTCGGTCGGTGGACCGTTCTTGCACGCTCTCATGAGCGCAAATACAACGCTCACATCGCCTACATTTGCCAATGTGATTGCGGTGTTACGCGTACCGTTTCTGGATCTTGTCTACGGCGTGGTGAATCCACTTCATGTGGATGTCTATTTCGTGAGCGCGCAGCGCTTTCCCAAAAGACCCACGGTCTCACTAAGCATCGGCTTGCAGGCATTTGGCGCTCAATGAAGGAGCGCTGCACTAATCCAAATCATGTCGCATACCATCGCTACGGCGGCAGGGGCATTAGAGTGTGCGATCGATGGCTCGATCTCGCTGCATTCGTTGCCGACAACGACCAATTTGCTCTTCCTGGCCTTAGTTTGGATCGCATCGACAATGACGGTCCATACAGTCCAGACAACTGTCGGTGGTCGACGCAGACCGAGCAGGCAAGAAATCGTGCCGGCAACGTCTTCCTTGCTCACAATGGTGAGCGGCTCCTTACCCACGAATGGGCTCATCGTCTCGGAGTAACACCGGGAGCTATCACGGCCCGACTGAAAGCGGGCTGGAGCGTAGGTGACGCAGTTACAACACCTCCAGTCCCAACAAAAGACCGTCGATCGTTCTCGAAGCGACGGAAACCGCTCATCAGAAGTCCTTCACCAGATGCAAGGTGATGGAGTACGTGTCACCTGACGTATGTCCAACGGTGGTGAACTTGATATCGCCGGTCCAGCCTGTCGTCTGTGGGTTCTGCCACCCGCCAGCTTTTTTCATATCGAGGTGGTCCGACCGATCCGACGGGATCGATGCCAGCAGCACGGGCGTGGTCGCATCCCAGAGGATGTTCACGCTCATGCCAACCGTGGTGTAAACGATCCGATCGACGCGAACCTTGGTGGGCGCCCCGGACAGGGCCGATACGTCCACCTTGACGACGGCGCTTTCCCCGGTGCCGTCGCTCACGTTCGTGAATTGCAGCACCGCGTTTCGCGGTCCATCGACGAGAGTGCGCGTGGCTACCGCATCTGCCATGATCAGCGCTCCAGAGCCGCGAGGATGTAGTCAACTGACAGAACGTTGGCCGCGCCACTCGTGGCGTTGACCGATGCGAGCGTGACCGCAAGCTCCTCGGTGTCAGGAAGGTTGGTCGCGGCCATGGTTCCGGCCTTTGCCCCATCGAGCCAGCATTCGATGGCATCCTTACCGTTGTAGTAGAGCGCGGCCGTCACGAACGTTGCGGTGACCACCGAGCCGAGCGCCTGCGTGGTCTCGGCTGAGCCTTTACAGACAACGGCCGACAGTGTCGCGCCGCCCGACGGCTTGCGAAAGAAAATGCCATCCGAAACGCCGCCCACTGCTGTGGTATCCGTGATGGCGAGACCGACGAGGCCGCCGAAGTTGCCCATGGTGCCGGCGGTGAGTGCGAACCGGGCCTTGAGCCAGAATTGCTTTCCAGTCGCGAGCTTGAATGTCTCGTTGATCAACTGCAGTTGGTTGACGTCGGTCGTGCCGGTTGCGTTCGTCAGCAGCAGAATGCCGCCATTTGCGCCGGTGTTGACAGCCTGGGTCGCGCCGGATTGGGTCTCCGTCAGCGTCCAGTCGCCGGAGGTGTAGTTGTGAAAGTCGTTCCAGTACGTGATGAGCCGCGACGGATCATGCGACGGGAACATATAGAGGGGGTCATTGGGGCGGACGTTGGTTACGCCGCTGGGGTAACGGACGGGAGGTGCCATGGGAAATCATCCTTGGAGAGCGTTCAGAGGGAAATGAACGGCCGACGCGTGCCGGCCGCTCTCTGGGATGGTGCTGTTACGCGCCGGGCGAACCGAACAGGGAGCGCCAGTCCGACCAGCCGACAGCAAAACGCACCGTGGCTTTCGCCTTGACGTTCTCGGTGTCGAAGTCGTTGTCCTTGCCGAACTCGGCCGCACGCCGCGTAAAGCGGATGAGGCCATTGCTAACGTCGGTCTTGATGAACCAGGCGTCCACGTCGGTCAGGTAGTGGTTGATGGTGATGCCGTCGGGGAACATCCCCATCGACTTCATGGCGTTGACGTCGTTGTTCGCCGTCCCGCTCTGCTTGGCGGACTTGACGATGCGCTCAGCATCGAACGCCAGCGTCGACGGGATGATCAGCTTGCGCGGCATCACCTGGATCTTCAAACCGCGCGAGTTGCGAGCTTGCATGATCTGGATGCACAGATCCTCGATCGCCGCCTCGGACAAGTCCGCCGCTACGGCGAGCTCATTCGACTGCGTGCCATTCACGGTCGGATGGTCGGTCGCGCACAATTCCTTGCCGTCACCGCCCGTGTACGTTCCCGTGAACGCCCGATTAAGGACGTTTGCGCCGACGATCTCCTCGGTCTGGCGCACGGAGTACGCCAGGGCCTTGGTGCGCCGCTTCGAGACGGCGACATACTGGTTGTCGTCCATCTCTTCTCGGGTCACGATGAACCCGTTCGCATAGACGACGTGGGTGTAGCGCTTGGTCGGACCACCGGTCTCGGTGTCGTAGTTGATTGCGCTGCCCTGCGCCTTGATCGGAGCGAGACCGAATCCGGTCACTTCCTGATCTTCCTCGTAGGCCTTGGAGGACTGCTCCTCGTCGAAGATGTCCTTCCACTCCTGGGAATGCTCCTTGTAGTCCCGGCCCCAGAAGGCATGCATCCCCGGCCATAGGGCTTTGGGGATTGTACCGGTCGTGATTACGCCGCTCATGATGGGTCTCCTTACGCGCCAGCGGCGCCATCAACGAAGAAGTGATTGTTGAGGCGCACAAGGAACTTGCCCCACTGCGATCCGAGCTCATTGTCCGGGCGCTGCGCGAACCCGACAATCACCACGTCCTCGGTGCCATCACCGGACGAAGTCGCCGTGTTCGAGTCGATCTCGATCGCCGACAGGCCCGTGCTCGCGCTGCCCGAGGTGAACCCGGTGAGGTCCGCCGACATCCACAAATTCGTGGCTGCCAGAGCACCGCCTTCGCCATCCTCCTGCACCTCGAACAGCAGGTTCGGATCGTCTGCGACCCAAACGTAACGCTCGGTCGAGTTGACCCGGTAGTTGGTCGAGTCGCGACCATTGGCACCGGCACCGAGCAGGGGCTCGACACCGACGATGACGCCGATCACCGGATTGCCCGTCGCGACGTTGGCCGTCACGGAAGGCACGCCGTTTGCGTCGGCAGATCCTGCAGGCTTCACGAGCGCACCGAGATATCCGGCCGCGTTCGTGTCACTGGCAGGCATGTAGTAGAGATTGGCGGCCCCGTTATAGGGCGCACCGCTCACGTACCGCACCGGCTTGAGCCCGCGCGGCGTGTCGACATTCGCCATGTTGGTAGACTCCGAAAGGGATCAGCCGCGCCGGCCGTCCTGGATGATGATGCCGCCGCTGGGGACGTAGCTGTTCGCCGGATCACTCTCCCGTATTCCTTGGGAGCTCCTGGTCTCGCCACGCTTCAATGCGGCGTCGGTGACATCGATGTCGGCTTGTTTCTTGGCCTCGTCGACGTCGTAATAATCCTTCAGCTTTCTCACGAGCATTGCGCGCTTGCCGTCGGACTTGCCGACGATGCGCTCCACGCCACTTCCGACACCCTTGTCTCTCTCGTTCCGGGCGCCGAGCTGATCACTCGTCACGATGTCCCAATCGTCGCGCACAGTGAGATTGTGCACACGACCGGGATCGTCGTTGATCCACCGATACGCGTAACGGGGGTCGAGATCGCCATCGATGGCCAGATTTTTCTGGCGGCCGGAGGTGATGTCTTCCCGGCGGCGGCGGCGCGCGCGCTCTTCCTCAATGCGCGGCCGCGGCTTCTCAACGACGTTCGTGTTGGTGCTCATGATTGGTCTCGTTCTTCAGGCGTTGTGGGTCCAGTAAGCCTTGGCGCCGTCGTCGCGGCTCTTGAAGGCGCCGGCCTTGACGAATTCATCAACGTCGCGCTTCGCTTCAGCCGGCAGATCCGCGTAACCGCGCGTTCGCCTCCCGCCACCCGACGGCATGCCTGATCCGCCTTCAACGGCTGGAGGACCACCGCCGCCGGCGCGGCCGAACTTCTCGGGAAACCGCTCGCGAACGAGCTTGGATACCTCTGCAAAATTCTGGTCGACCGTGAGGCTAGGCTGCGTCCGCTGCAGATGCATGTGAACGGTCTGCGCGTATTGGTTCATGCCAGGATCGGTGGCGAACCACGGGTTTTCGACAACCCAGGCGTCGACCTTTGCCTGCACGTCCGGTGGCGGACCATTCTGACGTTGTGGCTGCGGCGGCTCGACGGCCTTGTGATATTGCTCGTCGAAATTCTGGATCGCCTGCTGCTGATCGCGATTGAGCTGCTGATACCTGGTGGTATCGCCCATCTCGACGGCCTGCATTTTCGCCGCATCGTACTGGGCGGAAAGGTTCGCGCGCTGCTGGGCAAGAGCGATGCGCGCCAGGTTTTCCTGGCGCTGCGTGCGCTCGTTAAACTCCCGCTCCTGCTTCTGCAGCTTGGTCTCGAGGTCTGTGAACCTGCGAGAGAGGTCGCGATTGCGCTCGCGAAGGACGGGAAGCTCCTCCTCGCCGCGGCGCACGAACTCGTCGGCATCGACCCATTTCTCGGACGGACCACGGAAGCTGTCCTTGTCGACCCATCCCATGGCGCGGGCGCGGGTTTCATTCTCCGAGCGCTCCGGAGCGTGCTGTTCCGGCTGGCCCTCGCCGGGGATCGTGGTGCCGGGAGTGGCCTGCTCGATTGGCTGCTGTTGATTGTCGCTCATGCTGACCTCCGCACGGCAACGATGTCCTTGTCATTCATGATGCGGTACTCGACGCCATCGTTCCCCTTCTGGGTGATGCCGGAGTACCTGGCAAACACGACGGTATCGCCGATCTTTGGCTTCGGCGCGCCGACGGGCCACTCCTCATAGGAGAACGCGAACGGGCTCATGCCGCAGATTTTGCCTTCCATGGCGGCGTGCTGGTCTTTCTCGATGACCTGCTCGGGGAGAACGATTCCGCCTGCGGTTTTCGTGACCGCCTTCACCGGCTCGACAAGCACCTTGTATTCGAGGCATTCGATGCCGTGGCCGAAGACCTGCTTCAGGTCGGCCTCCATCTCGGAGTTTAGACGTTTCACAACGTCCGTGTTGTCGATGATCACCATCTTGTCTGGCGGGATCGCCTGCACGTCACGTTTCGTTTTCATGGCTCAATGCATCCTCGATTTTCTCTGCCGTGATGTTCTGCATGTCTTTCAGAACCTCGGCCTGTCCTTTCAAACGCCACAAGTCTTTGGTCTCGTTGACTCCCGATTCCCATGACGCATGTACCCAGAGCCCTTTTGCTTCCTCGGCCCAGACGCCACAGCACTTCATCAATGCCTCAGTGATCGGATGGCCTTTCCAGGCCTCGAAATCGTCCGCGTCGATTTTCATTCAGCCGCCGTGCTGGTTTCTGCTTTCGCCTTGGCCTGCGCTTTTGCGGCCTCGTGTTCCATCCTGATCGTTTCCTCGCGGAGCTGGAGCTCGCGCCAACGCTGGTCGAGTTGGTCCGACTGCAATTGCAGCGCCCGCATCTGCTCGATGTGCTTGGCCTCGGCCTCGGCTTGCTTCATCGCGAAGTCGCGCTGCTGGGCCTCGTAGTTCATCTGCATCGTGGCGGCCTGCTCCTGCAGCTTCATCTGCGAGGATTGCGCCTGCTGCTCCAAGGCCTGCTGCGCCGCCTGCACCTTCGCTTCCTGTTCGGCGATCTTTGCCTGCGCCATAAGCTCGTCCGGGCTCGGCGGCTGCGGTGTGCCTGGCGGTGGCGGCGGGATCAGCACCTCTTCCGGCTTCTCGACTCGTGCGGCTTCAAACGCGCGCTTCGTCGCCATGAACAGGTTGACGTGCGGATTTCCGGCCTTGCCTTCCTCCATCACGAACTGCGCTTTGGACATGCGCTGCATGTCAGTCACCGAGTTCGGATCGGCTACCGGCATGATGTCCAGGCTGCCCATGTAGTCCTGACCAGCGACCTGCACGGGCTCGTCCAGAAGCGCGACATACCGCGGCATCTGGTTCTGCATCTGCCGCTTGTTGATCTCGAAGATCAGCCGGAACTCATCCTTCATTGCGCGGAATATGCGCTTGTAGATCGCAGTGAAGACCTTCAACCCCTGCTCGATCATGGCCATGGTCGTCGTGGCCGTCTGATTTCGGGGCATGTCGCCAACGAGAATGTCTTGCACCGAGGCAACGTCCTTGCCGGCCTCGATCATCATGCCGAGAAGCTCGAACAGCGTCTTTGACGGCCCGGGATGCTCAAGATTGACGATGCCCTGGCGAAGATCTGGCCCCGCGGTTTGCACCGTGCGATACTCACCGGGCTTGAGCGTCATCACGCTCTTGCCCTTACCAAGTGAAATTCCCGCTCCGATAAACCCGCCACCGGAGTTCTGCAGCGTGCCGGCATCCATCATCTGGTTGATGGTGGTATCGATCACGTCAGACAACGGCTCGAGCAAATGCCCAAAGCCGACGTCGTAGAACCCGCCATCCGGATCAGGGACGAACGGGATCTTGACGAAATAGCCCCGCTTCGGGATCCGGATCAGTGATCCAGTACGTTCGTTAGTGACGATCTGATCGGCATCGAAGCAGGCAGCGATGCGAAGCACCTTCTCGGTCTTCTCGTGAACCGTGACAATCCAGGGCTCTGGAACGCCGTCATCGTCGAGGTCGAGATAGCGATGCTGTTCAAGGATCGTGTGCGGCGCGTCATCGTCTTCGGTCGCTGCGCCGTCGGCCTGGCCCTTGATGTCGATCGGGCTGTATCGACCTTCGCGCTGGCGCTCTGCGATCTCGTGAGGATAAAGCGTGAAAACGTGCGTCGCGCGAGGAACTGAGGTGAGTGATTTCGTCTTTTGGTTCACGACGAAATCGAACGCGCTCACCAGATCATCACAGAACCCGGCCTCCTTGCTTGTATCCTCGTAGACCTTGCGGAATGCACAGCCCACGATTGGGATCTGATGAAGCGCAGTGTCGACGCTCGCTTCCCAGCCATCCACCTCGTAGAGAAGCTGGTAGCTCATGTGCTGGGACACGCGGTCGCCAGATGCGGCCTTCACACCATCTGGATCAGCGCCGAGCACTTGGCATTTGACTATGCGAGGCCCGTCGCAGATGGCGGGATAGGCGCGCGCAGCGAATTGCAGGGACGCCGTCGTCAGCAAAGGATATTTGACGTTGCTGGCCTTGGGCCACGGGAAGCTTTTCTCGTCCTTCTTCTGGCGGGCAAGGTCCATGGCCCGTTTGGCGCGGTCTTCCCAATCCTTCCGGCTGTCCTTGTCGACCTGATACTCACGAACGACCTTAGGTCCAATCTTGTTGAGCTCAACTTCGTTCAGTTCGTCCGCGACATTGACCATGTTGGCCATCTCGCGCAGACGCTCGATGCGCGTCTGCATCGCGATGATGTGCGGTGGCGGAGGAGGAGGCGGAACCGGAAAGTTCAGAACCTCGGCCGATGGCTCAGCGATCATCTAGTAGCCCGTGCTCGCGTTGCCGTGGCGGCGCTCTTCCGTCCACTCGTCATCGAGGTCAGGCATGTAACGCGCCATGCGCATGCCGCTCATGATGAGGTAGCGGGTTGCGTCCATGAGATGGTCGTTCTCCTTCACAATCTTGCCGTTCTCGTCGCGTCGATAGATGCGGAACTCGGATGTCCAATTGCGCAGCGTGCGAAAGACCTTGAGCCGACCGGAAACGAGGCGCTGATAGCAGGCGTGGATTCCAGCCTCGACGGCGTTGTCTGCATCGATCAGATTGAGATCGAGCTTGGTGTATTCCTCGCGGAGCTTGCGGCCGTCCGTCTGTCCAGACCCAACAGAAGCGGGATCGATCGCGCCCCAGATCCACGAACCACGCTGCTTGATCGAAGAGGCGTGCACCGCGGGCGCGGCCTGTCCCATGTAGTGCTCGGAATAAAGGTACACGACATCGCTATCGCGATCCCAAGCCCCCCAGATCGCCGCCGTCCTGTTCCACCCAACATCGAGGCCGTACGCTCTCGGCCAGAAATCCGGCAGTTCGAACGGATCGCAGAGCACTGCCTCTTCCGGAACGGGATAGATCGCGCCTGCGCCCAGAACAGGAATGCCCCTGGTGCGAGCGTCCCGCATGTGGGGCTCCATGGCCCCGAGCAATTCCTGCTTGGTCTTGGCCGAGAGATGAGGGACATCGTCCCAGGTAGCCTGCACGCAGATGCGAGAAATGGATTTGCCCGTTTGCTGCTGAGTGAAAAGTGTCGACCCCGTAAATTTCGAGACCGACTAGGATGCGATTCTATTGCGGTGCCAGTTCAGGCAGGAATTTGAGTGCAACTTTGCTAAGACCCAACAGCGGCGTGAACGTGCAGAGCATCAGTCCGTTGTCTTCACCCGGCACAGTCGCCGTCAAACGCAGCATCGCCTCTTCGTAGACATCGACGGGCGGCTCCTCATCGAGCCAGACGATATGCTTGCGGGTGCCCTGGAACGTGCGCCGGCCCTGATCGTAGGACTTGAAGCCGAGAACGCTGATGCCGCCGGACTGATGCTTCACCGCGACTGTATCGATACCGCCAGGAACGCCCTGCATTGGCGTTGGCTTTCCTGCGATGTCATCACCTGGGATCAGGCCCGTTCCTAATTCTCCGGAGCCAGCATCACCACCGACGCCCAGCAAGGCTACCTGCACGATGTCCCGCGTTGTCGTTCTCGTGTCGCCGGCCACCCAGGCCGAGATAGGCTGATCGAAGCGCCGACCGTCCCACCATTCTGGATATCGACCGGTCAGATGCAGGGCCGTCTCATATCCGCCGACGCCCCAGGTCTTGCCCACGCGGTTTGCAGCCATCATGCAGCGCTCCATGTGCTCGGAGCCTGCTGCGAAGAACTGCATGTGCTTGGCGTAAAGCTCCCGGCGGAGCGGGCCTTCGTCCGGATAAAGGTCGAAGAGCTTACGCCGTTTCTTCCTGCGTTCCTTCTCCTCGAGCAGCGACAGCAGCTCCCGCTTTTCCGAGGAGGTGAGCGAGGCGAGATTCAAGCTGGTCATCTGAAATGCGGATACCGATGTCTGCGTCGAGGTTGATGCGCTCACCATACACCTTGGGCTTCAGCTTGCCGGCCTTCCACTTCCTAGCGTCGACGCGAAGGCGTGCGAGATTGGCATCCGTAGCGCTGTCCGCGATCTCGATGATCTCCTCGGCGAGAAAGTCGGCCTGCTCTTCGCGTGCGCGCGCGTATTTCTCCTCGAACTCGGTGTCATCTGCCCGCCATCCCATGATGGTGGAATAGGCCGGCATGTCTTTGCCTTTGCAGATAGAGACGAGCGAACGGCCCATGGCGATCTGCTGACAGATGTGAGCCTGGGCCTCTGCCTTCTTCTCGGGTGTCCAAGTCGGGGGCCTTCCGCCTGGGTGCTTCTCTACGGGTTCGTCGAACGCCATTGTTTCACAGGTTGTTTCACGTGGATCGTGTGATGTCACAGTGTTACGCGCGATTAGCGAACACTGACGGCGCAATGTACATTTCGGCTGTCAGTGGGTTTCTATCGCCGGCCTGCATTTTGGGCTGTAGTGCCGTCGTGAAGTTGACGACGTTGGTCGTGTCATCAGACTTGAACTCGATCCCCCGGATGAGGAAGCCGAGATCCGTCCCCCACCATCCACCGATCATGAGGACCAGGGCGAGCAGGACGGGGGCAAGCTTGGCGAGCATGTTGCTGTCGGCATGGATGCCCATGAGGCCAAACACGGTTGACGCTGCCGCCGCTTGCGGATCGGATTCGGCCGCTACCGATGCAGACGCATGAGCGTTGGCGTCCATCATCCGGGCAATGCGGGCGTCGAGGGATTCCTTACGCTTTGCCGCAGCAAGCTCGCCTTCCATGGCCTTGATGCGCGAGCAGGTTGGGGACCGCTCGGGCTGAGCACAGTTATTGCTCATCTCCATGGCTCGAGGATTGCGAGCCTTGAGCTGATCGATAGCGCCCTGAACCTGACCGGCTGGGCGGGCCTTGATGGCATCGCGCTCGGCTTGGAGCTTGGGCAGTTCGGACGCATTGGCCGAATAGGTCTGCTTCTCATGCACGCGCGCCGCAACGCTGTCGCCGCGGTTGGTGCTGATGTGGCCCATGGCGGACCAGACTTCCCAGGCCGCCAGAAGGATGATGAGGGTTCCAGCCTTACGCTTGGCGCCGATCTGCTCCTCGGAGGAGAGGAAGCGCTTGCCGATGGCCAGGAGCGCCAACAGGGCTGCTATCGCAACACCCGCCATGCTCATGACGTGCTTGGCTGTTTCGTCGGTAGCCATCGAGGCATTGAACTTGGCGTTGAAGTACGCCGAAGCGCCGAACAGGCACAGCGATGCCAGGATGATCCCCTCGCCGAACCAGTGCCGAGCGGGGCGATTGGCGGCCCATTGCGACCAGGTTTGTCTTTTCTGCATGGTGCTTCCCCTTCAATTTGAGGGAACGCATACGGGTTCTGGTTCGGTCGGCTATTTGCTGAGGCAGTAGTATGTGATCGCGAAGCATGCAGCGACCTCTGCGGCCGTCTTGGCGTCGACGTTGAAGCCGGATCCGAAGATCTTCCAAATGGCGAAGCCACCAAGGGCCAGGGCCATCACGGCGAGCAGGGCTCTGACGATGCCGAGAAGCTGCGAGAGCAGTTGATCTGCGGTCATGTCACTTCACCGGCAGGTAGTAGCGCAGACCCACTCGCCCAACCACATCATCTTTCGTCGCGAGAGATCCGAATTTCGCAGCAGAAACGCTGCCTTCCGTGAACAACCATAGATCGGGATTAATGATCTCGAGCTTGACCTCAGTGCCGGCGCCGAGCATGAGCTGTCCGGCCTTGTCGAGCTTGAACTCGGGAACCTTCCACTCGGCGGTTCCATAGAGATTGACACCAGCGTTGAGCGCCATGCCGAGCTTGGCAAAGACGGATGCGGTGTTCTGCCAGTCGGCAAGATCAGCCCTCAGACCACCGCCGATGATGAGATTGTAGAGGCGCGCATCACAGCCACCACCGACACCGGCTTGGGCTTCCCTCGTGTCACGGAGGAATGTGCCAGCAACGGATGTCTCGACGTAGCAGGTGGTGGACTGAGGCTGCGCTTTTTTGGCGAGAAGATCCTCGAAGGTGAGGTTCGGTTGGCTGAGATCGGCGGCGTGGGCCTGGCCAACGAGAGCCAGAATGGCGGCAAATACTGCTGCTTTCCGCATGTTTCTGGCCCCTTTTATCTTGGGTTCAGGGTGGAGATGTTAGGTTCCCTGCGTGTCGGCGTAGCGTTTAGGTTTTCGCGTTGGGTAGTGCCGCCGCAGGGAATGGGTAAGCGTGGTGTCTGTGAGTGGCGTCATGACTCGGCTTTGACGAAGTCGAGATAGAACTTGTCACCGGGCTTGAACTTGCCGTGCAACGCCGGATTGGCCACCGTCAGTTTCAGCTCGCCGGACGGAGACCAGCGCGCATAGGTGTTGTCCTCGTCGCTGCCGTCCTCGGGATACGTGCCAGACTTGGCAACAGGATAGAAGTGCAGCGTTTCGTTGCCACCCTCGTGCATCTCAACGCGAGAGATACGCATCTTGGCGCGCATGGCGCGGTCGCTGCTCATGTGATGTCTCCTGATGGCGTGAATGCAAATCGGGCGGCCCATTGCGGAGCCGCCTGGAATTGCTTCGGGCGCACGTGTTGATTTGGATGGCGTTACCGTCAATCGCGAACGGATCGCGAGAGGTGCCTGGGTTCGCGCACTGAAAACGACGCGCGAATCATCCTCGTGCGTATATGCCGCAATTTCGCCGCATGGTCAACCTGGACGCAGGCGAGAGTAGTGAAGCGGGCGAAGGTGTTGCTTGCCGAGCATGGTCACGGCGACAACGCATTGAACGCCGTCCGTGCTGGCAACGACGGCTGGAACTTCTCCTATCAGCACGGCTTGTCCGATGCTGAACGGATTCACATCGCGCGGCGCCGGCTTTGGCTTTCCGATGTGCAGGTTGGCAATGTCGGACAGCTTCGCGAAGCCAAGCGGCTTGCTCCTGACGTGCTTGAGGAACGCTGCCTGGACCGCCCGATTGGCAAAGATGTAGCCCGGAGCAGTCACCTTGGCGCGATCGCCGCTCACGTCGTAGTGGGTGAAGGCGGACACGCCGTGCTGCTCGAGCTCCTGAATGCCTTTCTTCTCGTAGTTGGAGGCCGTCTTGTAGACGATGGCATGGCTCATGGATCATCCCCTTTTCGGGTACGCGCACGGGGTAGGCTATCAGTGTCTCCATCCGTCCTTGTCGAACACGACGCGATGGCTGGCTGGCCATTTCGGCGGAGTATCTGCATCGCATGGGTTACAAGTTTTGCAGGGGGCACCGGCACCGCATTCGCATCCTCCCTCGACTTTCTCATTCCATGGTCGGTCTCTATGGTTCTCGCAGACCCAAAACTCACCCTTGCAGTTCTGACATTTTTCGACTTCGCTCATTCTCATCTCCCATTCGGGATGGACGCTTGCACGCGTAATGTTCAGGGATGCTCGGATCGACCCGCCGGAACAGGTTCGCGGTCGCGCGCGTAGCGGAACGCCCGATCGAGAATATCCTTGACCTCCTGACGGCGCATTTCCTTGGCTTGTTGATCATTGTCGAATTCCTCTGCGCAGCCGTCCTGCACAGCCCAGGCTCGTGCCACGTCGTTTATCGTCACGATGAGGCCGCCGACTGCGAATGCGATCTCGTTGGCGATGGCTGCCATCATCCCCTCCTAGTGTGCGTAGGCTTCCTGTTCGATGATTTTGACGCCGTGTTTGGCGAGCGCCTTGCGAACGTCGATTTCCACAGCGATATGCCCGTCCGTAGGATGCTGGCACTCAGCGCATTCAATCAGGCCATCACGAGCGACTGTGAACGTCGTGGAACCGCACTCGCATTGGATGATGTCGGTCTCGGATTTGGTCATGGGGTCTTCTCCTGTTGGGGGAGGGCACGCTTCAAGAGCCTCAGTGCTACGGATATGGCGACGGCGTATGCGCAAGCCAGCACCACGAGCGGCACACTCGGCTTGATGTCCAAGAGAAACCACCCCACTGTAGCTCCAGCCCCGCCCCACACACTTGCTTCGAAGGTCTTCCACTCACGCATCTACTTCCCCTCCTGTTGGGGGAGGGCGGCAATGGCCTCGCGAATGCGGCGCTCGTGATGAATCAAGGCGCGAGCCACGCGCTCCTCCAGATGATTTCTTCCGCGCGCTATCATGCCTCTACCGTCTGTGTCGTAGATCGCTAGGCGTGCGATCTTTATTGCCTCGTCCCACGTCGTTTCGGTTTCGTCGCTCATATGCGCTTTCCCCTTTTGATGGTCCGCTTCTTCGCCTTGATGGCCTTCACGTGAGGCGGGAGCTTCTTTCTGGGCGGATCGATTTCGAGCTTCCCGTCTTTCATGCGGGCGTTGGGGAGTTTGATGCGGTGGCCGGTCATGGCGATCTTCTCCGAGATCAGGTCGAATAGAAGGAGTTCAGTGATCACGCTGCCCTCCTGAGTGTTCTCGTGATTTCAGATCGAGCGATGGAAAGAAGAACGTCTCGAAAAGCTGGTGGCGTGGCTTTAGCCTCTCGCTTGCTCAATTGCCGAATGCCCATAGCGGCAAGTTCGGACCGAGGACGATCGGTGCTGATCCATGCCTCCGGCTTCTCGCCGCGTTGCCATTTCAATGTCGGCGGCTCGAGGCAAACCGCGTAGAGCCAAGTTCCTTTCGTGGCTGGGTGGCCGTAGTTGCGCTGATCGACATGGGCGACCCAGCCACCACAGAACGTGCGCTGCCAACCGCCGTAGGATGGCCTAGGAAGATCGAACGCCGGCCACGCCAAGCTGAGAGCAGGATGCTCGAGAACGCCGCCCCAAGTGCGCACAGCAGCAAGCGCCGCGGCAAAGCATCCGCCATCGTCGCCGATCTTGTGGCCGTATCGAGCTTGATTGACCGGTGCCATCTGACACCAACGATCGCAAGGCGGGTGCGCCACGACTGGATGCGGCCCGGCATAGAGCCTTGCATCCCTTGCCTCGTCCCACGGATCGACATCGGGTAGGCCGAAGTAACAGCCGTTCGTTTCAACGTAGAGCGCTGCAATCATGCCGCCCTCCTGAGCACCTGAGTGATTTCAGATCGAGCTGCTCGTATCTGCTGAGCAGATCGCTCATTGACTGGACGAGACATGCGCAAAGCGGTGAGGGCCTTGGACAACAGAAGGCGCATTTCCGTGGCCTGTTCGTCGCTGTCGAGGCCGAGATGGGAGTCCATGAGCTCGCGGTGGAGGTTGGTCATTCTGCTGCCTCGACAATCGGAACCACGTTCGATTTCTCCATGCGAATAGGCTGCACCTTGCGCACGAAGTGCAGCACATGGCGGTCACCCTTCGCGCTATTGCAGCTCCCGCAGGATGGGACGTAATTGACGAGATGATTGGGTCCGCCCTTCGATGAAGGGATCACGTGCTCAACGAAAAGCTTCACGCTCTGGCCTTCGACCGGAGCCTCAGACAGAGTTGCTTCACAGTAGGTACATTTCCCGCCTGTGAGCGCGAGCACTTGTTGACGAACAACTGGATCATTGATGGCGTGCTCTACCGGTCTTGCATTCGACCTTGTACTCGCTAGCAAAGCCTCCAGAGATCCACTTGCTCCGGCCAAATCTCCAATCAGATCATCGTCTAATTCGTGAGCTACGATCTCAATTTGATCGATAGATCTGACCATCAGTTGGAGGGCTCGATCCACGATGTCATTTCGTGCCCGCAGTTCACCCGTACCGCCACGTAGAGTTTTCAACTCAACGCGGAACGTCATCAGCCACCTAGCAATTTTGAGCACATCCTGGCTGATCCGATGCGCAGCACTGTCCACCGTGGCCTGCACTGATTCAATCGCGTCTTGTGCACCATTACTCATCACTCGCCCTCCCCGATGGTTCGGAGAGCAACCTTGGCGGCCTGCTCAGACTTCCAGGTCTTCCGACGCTGCTCAGCATG